GTCGCAGTTGCATACGTACGCTGTGCAGTAGTCCTGATAGGTTCGCGGGGTTCATGCTGTCCACCTCGCTGCGTGAATCATCCACATCAGCTTATCGTACGGCTCTGGTGCTGGTTCTTTTTTACAGGCCACTGAATGACCTTTGAACTTGTACATTACTGACCCATCCTCTTCTAAACGCGACAAGATGGCTCCTCTCTTACCCATCGCGTTTAATTTGGTGGTGATCTGCCCCTGAGTGTACGGCAGCTCGTCTTTGACCATGCTGAATGCCTCGGAGGCTGTGGCCCATTTACCGAAGTTATAGAGACCTTCTCTTATAACAAAGTTTATGGATTGGCTTTTGTTCATGTCAAGCATTACGCCAACTCTTCCTGTACAGCAGCGATCAACCGCTCGTCGGTAATGTGGAGGTACCCCGCTGCGTCTCTGATGTACCCCTGCAGGTCGAAGTACGCCATATCTTCTGTTCGTAGCATTTCACAGTTCTGGTCCATCTCTTTAAGAGTACGATTCAGTAGCATGTCAAACTCGCTGTCTGCTCTGGCTTTGATTTTTGTTGTGGTCATTCTGGTTCTCTCAGATGAAAAGTAAAAACGATGCTGCGTACAGGCTGATGATGAATACCGCTCCGGCTAGTAGTTCTTGTGTTGTTTCGGTCATGGTTCTGGTTCCTCGCCCCCGAAGGGGCTTTGATTGGTTTAATCAATGAAACTCAATTGAGTAATCAAGATCACTATGAAGCGCTTTGTAATGATCGAGCCAGCGTAAAGCGTGGGCTTTATTATCATATCTTCCACTAAGAACCGCATAGACTCGACCTGAATTTTTGAAGGTACCTGTAATTACTGCTTTCATCGGTCTAGATCTCCGTGTTGTTTGTTTCAGTACTTAGAAGTATACGCCTCTTATTAACATTGTAAAGCATTTTCTTCACATTGAATGATAAATAATTTAGCCTGATCCGCACCTTTGCACACCGCCACAGTATCGCCAATACTCTCAAGGTAGACTATCCAATCTTTTTGATTGACTGAAACAGAGCCGCCCTTTGTGCGCTTCATCTCAACCCATACCTTCCATGCGGGGATATATAAGTCGGGAACGCCGCTACTCACCCCCTCTGCTTTGAGCCGCATAGCTGTAGTCTTGGCACGCTTCTCGCCGTTTGGAACAGCAAATATCCTCACCCCTTTGTATGTCTGCCTAAACCATTTAACGAATTCCCTCTGCTCCTCATGCTCAGTCGGTACTCTTCCAACTTCTTTTGACGATCTCATGGTATTTTCCATTCCTTTTGTAATAAATCTTTTTTGGTGGGGTGGCGCTATTCAATACTTCAGCCGCTGCGTTCATGTCTGGCGCTGAAATAGCCTCATGGCAATTTGAGGCCTGTGCATATTTGGCATATTTGATTCTTGCCGCCTCACCAGCCCAACCCTCATGCGCCACTACTAAGTATTCTGTGATTGGCGGGAGATGTAGTGAGCTATAAAAGCGAACAACAAACATGGGTTGCCCTGTTTTTCGGCTATTCTGAATATCCCAGCGCCAGCTAGATATTTTCATGCTCTGCGCTCCCCCCATAATGTCATCATTATGCAGCTTGACTGGTTTAGGCTCTGGCGGAGGGAACGCCTCGCCACAAGTGGGGCAAATCTTCGCGGATAGGTGTACCAGCTCAAAGCAGTGATCACACACCTTCACTGGTGCTTTACCCTCCCCAGCGCCCTTTTTGGTGGGTGGTACTACGTCTGTTATAGGCCCATGCGTTGACACCAGCCCTGCAAAATCCAGCACTAAGCAATGGTCGGTATGGTCTTTTAGGCGCATTCCACGCCCCGCCATCTGCATATAGAGGGATGGTGACATGGTAGGGCGCAGGAAGGCCACTAGATCGATGTTAGGCGCGTCGAATCCGGTCGTCAGTACGTTTGCATTAGTGATCGCTTGGATGGCCCCAGCCTTGAATGCGGCTAGTATAGCGTCCCTCTCTGCTTGCGGGGTTTCGCCTGTTACAGTCTCCGCAATAATCCCCTGATTCCTTAACTCTTCCGCAATATGTAGACTGTGTTGTACGCCTGTGCAGAACAAGATCCAGCTCTTGCGCCCTTCGGCCTTCTCTATGATCTCTCTGACTGCCGCCTGATTCTGGTAATGCTGATCTACAGCCGCTTGCAGTTCCTTCTCTATATACTCACCCCCCCTTTTTTTTACCCCCTCTGTGGATAGCTTATTAATGGGTGATTTGGAGCGTAGCGGGGCCAGGTAGCCTTTATTGACCAGCTCTATAATTGATACTGGCTCTATCAACTCATCAAATAGCGCCTCTCCCTCAGTTATATCACCATGCCCAAGCCTCCAAGGTGTGGCGGTCAAACCAACCACCCTCAATGCTGGATTGATCTGGGTCAATTCATTAATCAGAGTGCGGTATTGCCCCTCATTATTGTGGTTGATGGTGTGCGCCTCATCCACAATAATCATATTGACCTTACCTAATAGATCGGCTTTTCCACGCAGTGATTGCACACTACCAAAAGTGATAGGCTCTATCTCTTTACGGTCTAACCCAGCATTGTATATTCCAAGAGGGGCATCAGGCCACAGCATAAGCAGCTTCTCGGCATCTTGTGAAATCAGTTCTTTTTGATGGGTTAGCATCAATATACGGCGGTCAGGCCACGCCTCTAATACATCTTTGCATAGCGCAGCAATGATCCAGCTCTTGCCAGAGCCAGTAGGCAACACCAAACAAGGGTGAGTATCTGGCGCGGCCCGCAGCGCCAGATATGTGAGGTCAATGGCGTTTTGCTGATAGTCCCTAAGCATTTATTATCGCCTCTGGAAAGCCATCCTCATCTACTACCACGCTCATCATCTCCCAGCCGCCCGCATTAACAATATCTCTGGCGCTCTTTAATGTCATAATGCCGCTATAGCACCACTCATCATTTAACCAGTATCTGACTCTATAATTCATGCGTATCTACTCCTGTAATTAACAATATCCCTCGCTGTCCACAACGAGCATTCAAACTTCTCTGCAATCTCCCGATACACCATGCCGCCTTCGCGCAGTTCACGCATTAAGCACACGTCATGGTCAGTCAATTTCGCCCTTGGATGATCGTCACCAATCAGCCAGCCCCTTGCGTTTCTTTTCATGATTCACCCCTATTATATTTATGGTTTGGACACCAAAAAGCGTGACCACCATTTCTGTATTTACAGCATTTACATTTCATTCAACCAACCTCGCATCAAAAGCGTTTCGTAAGTTCCCAATATCCTCATCGTACTGTGTACAAATATCAGGCCGCGCTATAATCTCGCTGCTTCTCCATCCGTCACATTTCGACGGATTGCCGTTCAATACGTCAACCCCATCAATTAACCAGTAAACGGTATTATCAATCTCGGACTCCTTCATCTGGTATGGCACTAAATCAGGGTGTAAAATATGATCGTCGCAACCGTTACGCTGGAACTCAACAGGTACAGCCCCGTTATGTATGGCGCAATGCCACTCGCTTTCCTGTGTTGGCGTTACGTGGCTACAGGTGCGGCAATTGTTCTCTTTTGTGGTGTGGGTGCTATGGCAGAACTCATGCGCCGCACACCACTTGCACTCATACCATGATGGATCTGCCGATAGTGGCTCTGGCATACGCTCTGCTGAGGTTATACGATGGCCTCGCTCTATCGCCTTAGTTGCAATAGCCTCATCATATTTAACGCGCTCGGTATAGATTGAGTCGTCATTCTTGTTCACCATCAGGAATATAGCGCGGTCTAGTTCGGCCCCCTTCATGTATACGTGCACCTGTACCCAGTAGGTATGGTTTGCCTCTTCCAGCCCTTTGACTACCATCTCTTTAAATTTCTTGTCTGAGGCGGTTTTAAATTCTGCCAGGTGTTTTTTCTCGGGCGCTTCTGGTACGCCAGAATGAATGATTCCATCCATTGAGCCTGATACATGATTACCAAAATCTACTCTGGATTGATTGCCAGTTACGCCGCGAATATCAATACCGATGGCTCGCAGGTCACGAACAATAGTCACTTCCTCCATGTGGCCCCTACGGAATAAGCGCAACAATCGGCCTTCAAACTTCTGTACAACAGCCCATCTAAAAGATAACCATAACCACCTATCGCATGAGTGGCCCAGTTGTGAACAGCCTAAGTGTGGGCGTGGCGGCTCCTGATTATCAGTATGATACTGATTAATAAGATTGTTTATGGTGTTTTGTTTTTCTGGTATTTTCATAAAATACCCACCCCGAAGGGTGGGCCTCCTTTTATTTGATCACTTTTGCCATGGAGCGCCACCAGAGACAGGGGCGGGTGCTGCTGCTGTAGGTGCTGTAGGTGCCGGTGCTGCGCTACCGTCTAGCGCCTTCCATGCTTTAATGTCGTTGTTCGCCTCGTATCCATCCTTTGCAGGGCGAATCACCAGTTTGATCTCACAGTTGCCACCAATAAGCTGATCCGTATCTGAAACATCATTGAGGCCGATGGCCCGCATAAGGCTGCCCAATTGCTGGCGACCAATCTCCTCAGCCTTTGGGTTCGGGTTGGCAATATTGAGGTTGCCAAAAACACAGCGCCCTTGATGGGTTGGGCCGATAATGTCGTAACGGATCGCAATATACTGACCCGTACCCGCTTTGGTGTCGCGCAATTCTGCATCGTTGATGGTTGCGGTATACCAACCAGCAGGCAACGGCTCAAAGTCGTTGCTACTCTCTGGAAGGTCGTTGATGTTTGCATTAAATCCAAGTTGTGCCATTTTTATTTCTCCATTATTGAAATTGAAACGCTGGGGCGACCAGCTTTTGTAGTAATTGCGCCTAAAAGTGGGCGCGTTATTGATTCATCGGCG